GTAAGGATTAGAGCGATACGGACTGGCAGATAAAATACTTGGTTTCGGTTCTTTCCGCCGAAATCATAACTGTCTTCCTTTCTTTACCCCAACCTTCTAACCGAGGTTGGGGGTAAGAACGGATAAAAAAAGGATAATATGGAACTTAATTTAAGGAATCTGTTTGGACGGAAGAAGAAAGATATGCCGGTTAAGGAACGCCTTGTTATAACCAAGGCGGTATCTAAACCAGTAGACCAATTAGAAAATCCTGGATTCAACAGCAATGGCACATGGCTCCGCCCCTCACCATACTTTGATTCAACTATCTTCGGTTTATATAGATTCCTTCGAGACAATATGCCTGATGTCGGCGCCGGCGTATGGTCATGGGTTTGCTTATGCTCGACGCCAAACTGGTTTGAATTAAACGGCGGGACGCCAAAGCAGCAAGACGCCGCGGCCATTTTAGTTAACGATCTTGATAAACGTATCTTCCCTTTCCAACATCAGAAAAATGCCGGCATGGATGCTGTAGTTGAAAGATTCTTTAGATCAGTCTTTACCTACGGAGCCTTTGCCTGCGAAATTGTTTTGTCCCGGCGCAGGAACGAAGTAGTTAAGATTGTATTTATCGATCCCGCAACAATAAGATTCAAAAGAAAAAAGAACTCTCATTTGCTCGATGCCTACCAAGTCCCCCCTGGTACCGGCACCGGCCTAAGCATCGGGACCCTTATCGCTAACAAAAAAGCAATCAAGCTAAATCCAAATACATTTTATTATTACGGACTAGGTGCAGACAACGACAACCCTTACGGTATCTCAATCCTCTCCAGCATTCCTTTCATCGCTCGCATACAAAACAAAATGGTCTCTGATATGCAAGCCACCATGCACAATGCCGGTTACCCTCGTTATCATATTAAATACTCTCCGCCAAAACAAAACATTGGCGAATCTGCAGCTGGTTACAAAACAAGAGTAGAGGGAAACTTCGATACAATGGTTTCGGAATTCGAAGAGCTTCCTCCAGATTCAAATTTTATTTCATACGATAACGTTCAAGTAATTGTTCTCGATGCTTCAGGTAAGGTTTCCATTGAGTGGTACAACAATCACCGCGCAGTTACCGAACAAGTTATCTCCGGCATGAAACTAGCTCCGTTTATGATAGGAAAGAATTACGGAACAACTGAAACATGGGGAACAGCACAATACGATCTTATGCTTCGTAATGCAAAGATGATTCAACGTGGATGCAAACGTATGGTAGAATGGATTCATAATCTTGAATTGATGTTGCACAATTCTCCGGTTAAAGCCGAACATCACTTTGAAGGTAACCGTGTAGCCGGCGAGCAGATACAAGCAACTGCCCGCGCTATTAAAGTAAGAACGACTATCTCGGAACTCGACGAAGGATTCATTAGCCAAGAAGCAGCGGCCAGACAACTTGGTTATCAGAAATCTTTTCTTGAGGGTCCAAATATTCCTAGACTGGCAGTTAAGCAGAAATACAAAGCAGCTTACAAGAAAGTTGAATTAGAACATTCAACTGTGGACAATGGTGATGATGGTAAGTAGTAACCAACAAAACGAAATGTATCCGGCAGCAGAAAACAAAGGGGACTTCTCTAAGCAAGGTTTCCTTAGGAAGCAATGTAAGAAATGTGGGTTTGATAATCTTTTTTCTGTAGATAATATAAAAGCTAATTGTAGAAAATGCAATGCAAGTTTAACAGTAAATGATCCAGGCGAAACAACAACGGAGAGCCGTTGAAAAAGGAGAATGAAAAAATGAGCAACTTATTACTTGGAGATAGAAAGGCTTTTATTATTTCGCAAACAGAAACGGAAAGATCTAGTGACTACGAACAAAGCAACATAGATTTAATTAACAAATACACCCAAAAATCAATGGCGGAAAAAGATTTGAATGTCAAATCTATGTGGTTGTGTAACGATATTATCGATAGCTATTATAGTAGGTTCAACGCAAAAACATTAAGAGTCCTAGCCGAGAAAGTTGTAGGACAATCTGTTCTTATCGGACACAATAAAAACTCCTTACCAATCGGAAGATTCTTTAAAGCTGAAGTTGTTAAGCGAGAAGACGGCCACGAATGGTTAAGGACATGGTTTTATTGGCCAAAGAATCTAACCTTTGTAGATGGCTTCACCTCTGAAGACTTACTCATTGGAATTGAGTCCGGGCTTTACATGGAAGTGTCAATCTCTTGGAGTTATCAGAAAGCTCTATGCTCGGTTTGCAATGGAGATATTCGTTCATGCGATCATATCCCTGGAAAAGAATATGCAATAGACGGCGTAGTAAAACTATGTTGGTATGAAACCGACGATATCGAAACTGTACTCGAAGGTTCATTTGTATTTAAAGGTGGCCAATACGGGACCTCAGTTGCCGAAGAATCCAGAAACAAGCTAACACAAGAACGAAATAAAATTATTAGTAAGTTTGCAACCTCCGGAGAAAGATCTGAATATACTTGCGAGTGCCTTAAGTGTAAACATGTTGTTCAAACTGATTCTCATTGTAACGCTATAAAATGTCCTGAGTGTGGCGGAGACATGAGAAGAAAGGAACGCCCAGGACCAGGGAGATCCTTTTCAAACGAAAGAGACATCTTTACATTTATCAAACCTCTTAAGCCTGAGAAGACCGCAACAATTACAAATGAATATTTCGATCTATCTAGTTTTCCAAAAGAATTAAAAGAGAAGGGAGAATTTTTTGTTGAACCTAAGTATGATGGCATAAGAGTTCAGATCCATCGTGACGGAGACAAAATTGTTATCCTTACTAGCGGAGCCAAAGAGATCCAGGATAGATTGCCACGAATCGTTAGCGAACTAAAAGAATGCAAAGAAAAGAAATTTATTATTGATGCTGAGCTTATCAAACGCCGTGGCCACTCGCGTCTTTCGCATGATGATGTTGTTAAGTATCTTAATGGTAAAGACACGGAAGATTTTAGCTTGGCCATAAAAGTCTTTGATATTATGCAAGCTGGAGACAAATCAATAACAGGTGAAGAGTTAAAAGAAAGAAGAAGCATTCTGGAAGACACGCTAACAGAAACACAGCATGTATCTCTCGTTAGATACACAAGGGTAGCCGGCCGACAATTATTAAATGCCATGCAAGCAAACGCCAGCAAAGAAGGCTGCATGGTAAAAGACTTATCCTCAACATATTCAGAACCATCAAAGCTATGGAAGTGGAAACGCTTTGCCGAACTAGATGTTGAAGTTATGAAAAGCGAAGAAACAGATGGTAAAACTTTTGTTTATGAATGTGGATTCAAAGATGATGGTAAACTTGTCAGCCTTGGAAGAACGTTTACTACAGATATTGAAGCCAAGGTTGGCGACATCCTTAGAGTAAGGATTGCATATGTTAATAAACAAGACAACGAATACAGATGGTATGAACCATCAGTACTTGATAGACGCCCAGACAAAGATGAGCCAGATACATTGGTTACCGTCGAGAAACTCCTTAAGAACAAAATTGAAGATCCAAAAAGAATTGTTGGTTCAAACGATAACAGCAAAGAAGAAAAGAAAGGAAGCCCAAAAGAAGATAGGGTTAAGTGGACAACTGCTTTTATCAATACTCTTCCTAACTCTTCCTTTGCTGTTGTTGAAAGAGCATACCAATCTAAGAAGTGCAATGACAAAAATGCTCGACACCTTCCATTTAAAGATAAAGATGGTAGGGTAGATATCCCGCATTACAAAAATGCACTAGCACGACTCAATCAAATTAAATCTGTGTGCGAAGAGGAGAGTACGTCAACCTTAAGATCAAGGGCCAAGGTTTCTCTTAACCGTTACCAAAATGTTTTAAAGGGTAAGAAATTTTATACCCTATTAAAAACATGGGAAGGCAAGAATCTTTTCCATCAATTGTTTCTTAATGATGGGCGTTGGTTCAAGCTTCCTATTACCATTTCGAAAACAATGTTTTGTAAGCCAATTGATACTGTCGAATATCGTAGATCAAGAGAAGTGGAAGCTGGAGAATATTCAACTAAGCCAGGAGGGATCATCGAATTCGAAGGAGCACTCCTAAATGGAGAGTATCGATTTTGCAAAGTCAGGTTTGGCGAGTCAAGCTTTTTACTCGCAGAAAAAATCGGCCGGGGGAGATAGCATCAATCCTGGCTATTCTTCTAACAAGGAATAGTCTTTGGATAAGATGTTGCTCAGGCAATTCATTATTAAGAGGGAGGTGAACATTTTGAAGCTATCAGAAAATTTGTTGGATCAGGCTAAGATCATTGAGGACGCAAGAGCAGACGAATCTGCTACTGCTCCAAACTTAGAAACGATTAAGGATCGACTCTATGACGCAGCACAAGAGATCGATAAACTTGAGGCAGAAGTCAAAGAGAGTAAAGATCTCGCTGACAAAAGCCAAGAATTGGTTAAACTAGGTGAAAAGAAAATAGTTGAAACCAAAGAAGAAACATTGCGTATGCTAAAGGTCGTTTGTGAACATAGCGAAACCAAAGACATGGGACGCCATGACCGTATGAAAGAGAGATTTGAAAAAGAAACTCTTAATTTTGAATCTATTGAGCGATATCAAAAAGACGTCAATGCAGAATTTGATATCTTGTTTCCGCCAAAAAGCGAAAGCAAGGGCGAAGAAGGAGACGACAATCGTGGTGACAAAGAAAACAAAACTGAGTTTGACTTTGCACCGTTCCAAGTAGTAAAAAGGAATAAGTAATCCGGCCTTAACGGATTTTATTAAACAATAAATGAGGTGAAAAAAATATGCCAAGTAACAGAGGAAACGACGGATTTTATTATGATGGTATCAACAGACACTTTACATCTTTTTCTGGATACAATCTTACATCTACTCACCTTAACAAAGCAGTCACTCACACAGCGAGTAAAACTGTTGGATTAGGAAGTGACGGAAACGATTTAGCTGGTAAGCTAATGATCGTTGATGAAGATTTAGTCGCAGTCACAGTTCAGGATCAAGGTTATGTTGTCCTACCTTATTCAGGAGTAACTCCTGCGGTAGGAGATAGAGTAGTTGTTGATGGTGTTGGTGGTGTCAGAACTACAGCGGTTGGCCATTCAGGTGGTAGACCAAAGGTAATTGATACTTCAACTTTTAGTGTCGACGGTAACGTAACAATCTTACAAGAATAACGAGGGGGTGAATTAAATTATGGCAGACAGAAAAATAGCAGGCGTACGACAACCAGTCGTGCCAAAAGACAGCGATATGCCGGAAGAAGTTAAGCGCGCAGCACTTGACATTCATGTAGAAAAAGGATCCTACGCACATGCAATGTCTCGTGGAATCTCGCTAACCTCTCTTTTGGAGCAGCTAGATCCTTCTAAACCAGAAGACCACTTAGACGCTTTCGAGCGACAATTGGTTAAATCTGGGATTAAGATCAAGGGTGAAGGAAGTGACTTTGTCGAAAGGTTCTTCTCAACATCCGACAGTTCAGTTTTATTTCCTGAGTTTGTTGCAAGACAGGTTCGTTCAGGGCAACAAATGGTTTCATATCTAAAAGATATCGTAGCTACCAGGACTAAGATTGACGACAATTCCTACAAAACTCTTTACATGACTGATACCGAAGCCGGTTCGGTTGCAGCAGACAGATCATTAAAGAGAACGTCAGAGTTCGGAGACTTGCCACGAGTTAGAATTCGAACAGCTGAGCACACATTATCGATTGTGAAATACGGTCGTTACTTAGAAGCTTCATACGAAGCTCTTCGTAGAAAGAAACTTGACGTTGTTTCTGTATTTCTTCAAGCACTAGGCTTACAGATTGAGAAAGATAAATTCATTGAAGCCCTGGGTGTAATTATCAATGGTGATGGTAACAGCAATCCGGCTGGAGTTATTTCGACTACCGCCGCTGGTGCCTTTGCATATGATGATTTATTGAAGCTACTTATGGCCTTCTATGGTAGTGGTTACCAGTTGACCACTTTAATTGCTCTACCTGCACGGGTAAGAACAATTTTAAACATGAGTCAATTTAGCAATGCTCTTGTAGCAGGGCTAGATACTATGAAGACCGGTGAGTTGCCAAAACCATTTGGTGCCACAATGATTCCGGATCCATCAGGATCAACTCCTCAGAATTACGTCATTGGGATGGATAAGCGCTTCGCCATCGAAGAGGTTTATGAGACCGAGCTTATTACTGAGCATGAGAAAATCATCAGTCAGCAATTTGAGGGAACAGCGATTACTGAAGTAGTTGGCTACGGCAAACTAATGCAGGATTGTTGTAAGGTATTGAAACAGGGATAATCTCCCAGCGCAATGATAATTGAATAGGGGCAGGTCAACTGCCCCTATTATCCTTAAAATTAAGAAGGAAGGAATAAAAAATGAAAATAAAAATAACTTTAAAAAATGAAAATTACGCTTACGCAGACCCGGAGAATGGAGCAGCAATTTCAGGTGGAGGGCCAATTGAAGTTGATCTTACTCAGTTTGTTTGTGGGCTAATCTATCGTGGCGAAGTCAAGATACATGAAACCGTAGAAACAAAATTAGAGTCAGGTGAAGAAACATACGATACCATGCCTTGGAATCAGTTGAAAGAATACGCTACCAATATTGGAATTAAAGTAATACCAAAAATGAAGAAGCCTGAGCTCATAAAAAGGATCAAAGAAATCAAAGGTGAAGAGATAGAAGTCCCGGCCGCACCTGTCGAAACAAAAACAGAAGGAGATGTTAGTAATGAAAAAGATTCTGATTAGTATTTTTGCCTGTCTAATGATTGCCCAGTCTGCCATGGCCATAGTTAATTCCAATACTCCGCCAAGAGGTAGTCGTATTACTAATATAACTTTTTCATCTGCCAATACAATGTACCCATTATATTGTAACGATGGAATGGTATTGGCTTTTGATTTTACCGCAAATGGCGGAGTAATTAGAAAGCATCACGGAAGCGCACTAACATCTCCATTCAGATCGATAAAGGATGAACAATGTTACTGGAATCAACAAAGAGTTTATTACGATAAGGGATCGGTGTTTTGGTTTTCAGCTCCGCTTTCTGGGGTAACACTAGAGGCTGAAGTATGGTATTACTAAAAGGAGGAATCAATTAGTGAAAAAGTTATTTATATCCCTGTTCATTATTTCGTGTTTAATGCTTCCTAGTCTTGCAGCTGTAACAGGAGCAGGCGGTGGATCCGGTGGCGTTACCGAAGAAGTAGATCCTCTTTCTGTTCACATAACTGGTGGCGAAATGACAGGAACATTAACAAACGATTCTATATATTATGACAACGGAGAATATCCTACCCTTGATTCTCTAAAAGATGCAATAGATTATCTTTTATATGTTGCTCCAAATATAACGTCATTTACAAATACCGTAAACGCTGTTGAGATAGGATCCACTGTTAGTTCAACTACTTTGAACTGGGCTATAAATAAAGATATTACATCACAATCTATTAACCAGGGAATAGGAGCATTAGCTGTAGCGCTAAGAACATATGGTGATTCTAGTTCGTACACAACCAATCGTACATATACCCTAAATGTAGGAGATGGCGTTAATACTGACAACTCTTCTACGAGTGTATATTTTAGATATAGAAAATATTATGGTGCAACTGATGAAGCAACCGTTGACGATGCCGACATATTAGCATTGGCAAGCAATCCACTATCAACATCAAGAACAACAACTTTTAGTATTTCTCCTTCAATTCAATATATTACCATTGGCTATCCAGCAGCTTGGGGCACAGCAACATTTAAGGTTAATGGGTTAACTAATACTGATTGGACATTATCAGTTCAATCGCACACGAATGCTTCTGGACATGCTGCCAGCTATAATCTTTATAGAACAAATAATTTATTGTCGGGCACATATGATATTGAGGTACAATAATGAAAAATATTAAAAAACTTTTATTTCTTTTTATATTCTTACTAAGCCTGTCTCCTGTTTTTGCGATTGAATATAATACTGGAACTGAGGTATCGGCCGGTGTCACAGTTGGAAACATTCTCAATACATTTGCATCGGGATTTTCTGATCAAATTCAAGGATCTTACAAGGTTACAACCAACGAAGCAGAAAGATTATTGATTACTCCTGCGCGTCGTGTTGAAGGAATGGTTTGTTATCAGATTGATACGAATACTCTTTACCGCTTAATTGGTGGTATCGACAATGGAGATTGGATAGTTGATTCTTCGGCCGGTGGGTTATGGGCTAGGGATTTAATAAATGAAGTTATTTATCCGACAACCTTAACGGATTCAGTTATCATTGGTTCAAGCGAGGTTGTTACTGAGGTGGTTCCAGACGAAGAGGTTCCTTCTTTGTTTCAAGTTAATTATAGGTCATCTGGGCTTACACCTGGTGAAACAGCCTTTGT